TCGCGGCTGAATCGGTCGTAGACCTGGCCGGTGGTCAGATTGGTGAACTCTCCCTGAAGATACGCGGCGAGAAGACTCGGATCATATGAAGCCTCGAGCCTCGATATGAAGTCCGGCGGGAGATGTGGATTATCTGCCGAGCGCATCTTAATTAGCTTGCGGTCCTTGCGCTCCTTGGCCTCTTCAGTGCCGAACGTGTTCCACATCCACCGGAAACCCTCAGGGGTGGAGGCCGCTGCGAACTGCCGGACGTTGCCGGCTCGAAGGCGTCCGAGAATTTTGGGAAAGGCTCGATCAGCAACAGAGGTAGGGACGGTATCAACTTCGTCCACTAACACCCACGCCAGATTAAGACCGATGATCCTCGTCCAGCTTTCTAGGGACCGGCAGAGGATTTTTGAATCCCCGCCGGGTAGGTGCAAAATCACCTCGGGAAGTGGACTCGCTCGGAAGGTGTAAGGCACTGAGTACCGCTGCAAGAAGGCCTCGAAATCATTAAGCCAGATATCTCTCACTAGAGGCCCAGTGGGCTCCATTACGCAGCCGGTAAAGCCTTGATTAGCGCAGGCAAGGAAGACAGCCTTAGCAGCTTGCGCGTGCGTCTTCCCGCTGCCGTAACCGGCACAGAGGCCCAGGATGTCGGTCGTCTGATCATCGACAAACGCCCGCTGCCCTGGGTGCAGGTCTTCGCGGATGCGCTGCAGAAGGTCGGTGGTCTCTTCCTGCGTCGGTGGCTCAGCGAAAGCGAGGAGCGGTTCCGCTTCGGTCAAGCCCGCAAGGACGGAAACCATCAGATATCGAAGCGCAGAAGCTTAGCCTGAGTCTCAAGTGCTTTGATTGCGACAGCCACTTGTCGGTCGTCATTACCGGCCCGCTTTTCGTATTCCGCAAGACGACGCACTGCAGCTGCTAGCCATTGTGGGCGCTCAACGGCTGAGTCTTCTTCTATCAACTTGCGAGCGCGTGCGATGTATTCATCTGTCTGACGGCTCGACAAATCCCACTCAGTTGCGGCGTATTGAAGGATGTCAAAACGCGACCACGATTTGATCAAGAACTGGTAAATGACGTTTACCCGTTCATGGATTTCTTGATTGGTTGACTTTTTAGCCATGCCCGGATCTTACAGGCGACGGGTAAAGGTTAGCCAGTCTTTTTTTGTGAGGCGTGCATTTTGCGCCAATAGTTGTTGAGTTGGTTGACTTTGACGTCGATTAAGTGATGAGAAGAAACGAAGCCGACGTACTCACCCACGGAGACGACCACGGTTCCGTCCTCTTTGTTGCGAATCTTGGGGCTGGGGGGTTGTGGCTCGTTTGTAGGCGTCACGGAGTCGGCGCTCATAGTTTTGAAATGCGCGGAGGTTGTTGATGTGTTCTTGAGTGCTGAGGTGTTGGTCCATCGGTTGGTTGTGGTGGATGTTTAAACGCCGGGGGATCGATACGGCACCTCTACCGCCCCTGCTTTTCTCGCACGGCTTCGATGAGGCCGCAACTGTTGCGAGTTTTTTATAGCTCTCAACCTGGGATGGGGATCTCAGGTATCAGGCTCCCCGGCGCAGTGGTCAGGTCGAAGGCGTGGGATCGGTGGTGAGGGTGAGGCCGTCGCGTAAGGCTTCCTTTTCGAGGTCATGCCAATGGTCGACGGTTTGAACCCATTCGTCCCATATAAGTTCGCCGGGGCGGTTTAAGAGGCGATCGAAGAGGGAACGGCGTCGAGCTTCGCAGAGGTAAGAGGGCGGCTCAGGCGGGAGTTCATCAGCCCAGAAGGTGGGCTGTTGTTCGTAGTGGTTGAGGCTGGTGTGGTGAAAGTCCATGGATCAGGCGGGGAAGGCGGGGGCGATGCTTTCGATGGTTGCCTTCTCGGCCCAGAGTTCGCGGATGTTGGCGGTGAGTTCTTGGGCGGTGGTGAAGCGTGACCAGGCGCTGCCGGTGTTGTCGCGGTAGCGAATGGCGAGGGTTAGGTGGTGGGTGAGGTTGTGCATGGGGTGAGGTGTGGTGGATCGAAGAGGGGAGGGCGCAAGCCCTCACGCCTCGTGTGCGGTGAAGGTTTCTTGCTGCCAGGTTTTAACGCCGAAGGTGCGCTCACCGTTCCATTCTTTAATAAGGGACAAGGCGGCGGCTTCTGCGGCCTGGCGGGTCACGTAGAGCTTGCCAAGGGTGACGCCGTTGCTGGTCACGGAGTGAAAGGTGGACTGACTAGTGAAGGTGATCATTTGAGGCGAGGAGTTGTGGGGTCGTCCCCCGTTGTTGACAGTGTGGCATACCAGGGAGAAGAGCACAACCCCCTGGCATAAAAAAAGCCCCGAAGGGCTCAGGCTGCGGCCTTGGCTAAGTAGGCGTCGACCTTGGCGCGGGCTGCGTCTTCGGTCTTGGCTGAGCACTTGCGGAACTTGGGCATCTCGAAAGACTTGGCGATGATGTAAAGCTTGAGGTCTTGAGGATCCCAGCGGAACTGCGCGAAGCGGCTGTTTTGGTAGATGCCATTTGCCCAGGTGTCCTTGGCGTCGAGGCTGGTGTTGAGGAACACGGTCTCGGTGCCGCCGAGGTATGAGGTGTTGCGTTGGATGAACATGGGTTTGAGGTTGAGGTGGTGGGCTCTCGCCGTGGGTTCAGGAGTGGCGGACATTGGCCGCCGTTGCCTCCCGATGACCTAAATATAACCTGATGGCATACCAATGGTCAAGACCGTGGACAGTACGCCAATTGGTTACGCCTCGTCAATGATTGATCCAATGGTGCAGACGGTGGACGCTGCAGCCACGGCGGTGAATCCAGCAAAGAGGGCGGCGGCGGTGTGGTCGCCTTTTTTGGCGAGGTCGGCGCTGGTGACGCCACCGAAAAGAGCAGCGGCGGCGATAACGAGAAATGCAAAAGATTTCATGGTTTGAGGTGTTGAGGGTCATCCCCTTGACTCCTTAAAGATATGCCATGGCATACCATCCTGTCAATCAGATATGCCACCTCTTTCACTGTCTGCCACCAACGAGCAAATCACCGTGCAGACGATCGGCTCTAGGGCGTGCCGAGGCAGTCCGACATGTTGACGGCTTACAGCCTGGACAGCCCGATCGATCGCCTTGACATCAGCCTTAAACATCGGGGTCTCGGGCGTTGCCATTAGTACCCGTTCACGAATCAATTCCTGGCGGGTCATGCCTTGGGCGGCGGCCTCAATGTCAAGCCGCTTCCTTTCAGAAGGGGTGGCCTTGAACTCGATACGTGAAAGCTTGCTCATTAGAAACGCAGGGCGGGGGGTTCGGTGAAATCGCGGGGGGAGGGTTTGGCCTCGGGTCGTTCAGGTGGCCCAAGTTCGCGAAGCATGTTCCTATGTGGCTTCATGCCCTCAGATAACGCGGCGCGGATCTGCGGGTCTGGGTGCCGGATGGCTTCGCGCCTGAGGAGAGCAACGCCAACGCTTGGGGAGTCGAGGTGCTCCACGGTCCACCATCCGTTCTCGATGCCCCGCTGTAAAAGCACGCGCAAAGTCTTGACGTCAAACATCGAACGCCCTCGACAAAACACCACCGGATGATGGAGCCAATTCCGGCAGACGTGAAGGCTGGAGGCTGGGTTGATCGTGGAACTGATGCGAGGCGGCCATCCGTTCGGCTAGGTCTTCTTTGATGCCCCAATCGAAAGCAGGACGGCCGTCACGTTTGCGGAAGACGTAGGACAAAAGCTGTTGATCCAGTGGCATCTCTTTTGATGGGTTGGGGTCCATGCGGTATTGACTTACCGCATAAACCCACATCTCGTCCGACACGGCATCTTTGATCTTTGACGGAGTGGACATGTAGAGGAATGCGATCTCCTCATCGCTGATCCGCTTGGCGTAGGGGGTCACGTTCGCGACTGCGCGGAGTCCGAGCTGATAGGTCTTGAGCTGCATCAGAACTTAGGTAGTGATTTGTCGAGGGCGTCCCAATCGGTGCCCTGTTGTTGTTGGCGGCCGCCGGGCTGACGGGGCTCGTAAACATCAGGCCACCCAGCATTGGCAGCAGCCTCTAGGGCAGATCTACGAACGGCGGGGGTCCACTCTCTGAGCTTGTTAATCACGCGGTGAAAGACGCGCTCAGATCGAACACCTTTTTTCACAGACCAAAATTCACGCAGGAGCTGATCACAGTCCAGGAGATCGTTGGGGATGAGTTCATCCCCGAGGGTCTTTTTTGCGTAAGCGTCCTTTTCTGTTTCCCCCTTAGAACCCCCAATAGGGTTGTTATTAGATATAAGAGATTCTTTAGTTATAGGAATATCTAGAGATAAAACCTTCTCCCCTTCAGGGCTCGGTTTTATCAGCGTACCAGGGGTGTCAAGGTTTCCCATTTGAGAATCGATGAGATCCCGCACCACATCAGAACGGTTGCGAAATTGTCGGGTCTGGGCGTCTAGCCATGAGACCTGTGAATCTGTGAGACGTAGTGAGACGGAAGGCATTCAACGGGTGGACGTTGTCTTACGAGTGTGGCACGATGTCGCAACACGTCAAGCCTTGATGCTCGATTCAGTCCCCGGCCTTGAGTTCTTCCCTATCCCCCATCGCTACCGCTACATGGGGCAATGGGTGCCGCACAGCGTGACCCAAGTTCTCGGCTTCGACATGTCACCGAGCAAACGTCAGGCGATCGATAGAACCAAGGACGGCCCCGATGGGTGGGAGATCAGGGGCAACACCTGCCACAAGGCCCTGGATCAATACCTGGGATCTATGAAGCTGCAAAACGGCCACGGTGTGATCTATGAAGACCGCTGGGCGGATTGGATCGACCCACTACTTGATCACCCCATCTTCAAGGGCGTCGAGGTGCTGGCGACGGAATACGCGGTTTATGACAAGCACAAGAACTGCGCGGGCTCGTTTGACTTCTTGCTTCGCACTACATCTAGTGACGACAAGCGCATAATCCTTGGCGATTTGAAGACGGTATCTAGTAAAAAAGCATTAGCGGCCCGAAAGCCTGCAGACGCCCAGTTGGCTGCCTATCAGTCGATGCTGGTGTCAGCCCACAGAACGCTTGTGGTCACCGACTTGGTGACCGTGGTTTGTGGCCCTGGCGAAACTCGCATCCTCAACACAGATGTAGAGACTGCCTGGACCCATTGGGATGAAGCTTGGGGCCGCTATTCCGTCACGTTGCCGACCTGGTGATCCATGAAATGCCCAAAATGCGGGAGCACTAGCCGCGTCATCTCCCTCAACAAGAAAAAGCCAGGAGAAATCCGTCGTTACAGGAAATGCACCAACTGTGAATATAAGTTTGTGACTACTCAAGGCCCTGAAGAGATCGCACAACGGAAACAGGTTCTTTATCGCAAGGGCGAAGAACAGCCCAATTCAAAACTTACTGATGACACGGTGCGCGAAATGAGAACACTTGCAGCCACTGGTGTCAGCTCTCTTGAGTGCGGGCTGATTTGGGATGTATCTCAGAAGGTGGCATGGAACGCAATCGTTGGCAGGACTTGGAAGCACGTTGCTTGAACTGGTCCGAGATCTTGAAAAAAGGGGGCATTGCTGAGCCCCCTGGGTACTTAGAAACCTTGGCAGCGCTGAAGAAACGCGGGCCGCGGATGTCAAAGGCGCAACGTAAAAAGGCAAAGCCAAGGCGAAAGAGTTGACAGGCATACCAAAGGGGTGCATACTTTTGGCATACCACCGAGAGGTGGTCACCTCAACTCAACTCAAACCATGGATTACAAAGCATTTTCCGCTTTTCTCGACGAAGACGCTTCTTACCAAGCCGCGCTCAAAAACCATCAAGAGCTGTGGTCAGGAGTCCGCAGTGCAGAAGTTGAAGTCCGTGGCGCACTGCGTCGCGTGACCCGCCTGATGCTTGCCGTTGACGTTGTACGTCAGCAGCAGTTTAAGCACGAAGACATCAGCGAAGAGCAAGACAAGATGCTCGAAGAGCTGACTACCGACAACAGCGAGACCTGGTATTACCAGTACGACCAAGCCGCTGATGACGTTGAAGAGGCAGCCGTTGCCGCTTGCGCAATGGTCGTCGAAAAACGTGCAAAGGTCACGGCCAAAAAAACAGAAGCGCAGGAGCACGCCACTTATCTCAACTACGCCCGCGAACAAGCCCGCGAGGCTTTCCAAAAGCAACAGGAAGAGGCCAAGGCTTCCGCCTGATCTATGGGCATCCCTTCGGGGTGTAAGTCCCATTTGCAGCAATTCAGCTTGTCGCCCTTTCACGTCGCGCAATGCAGTTTTACTCCTCGC